GCCCTAGGGATTTCTCCCCCGCACGTCGGATTCGCCGAACGCGCTAGCTATTGCACTGCATTTCTGCTTTACAACAGCATCTTGCGAGGTTCGCGATCAAACCCATTCTTGGTAAAGCGGGTTGATCTTAAAGACTGGCCACGGATGTTTTCCGCTGTCCAGACTATCGGCTCTCGTATATCAAGAAGACCCTGGTTAAGGGCTCTATCATACAAGTCCGCTCGCCAGATCGCACGCCTACTAGGTGGTAGCAACCTTCTTACGAAGTTACCGCCTCCATAGTCGACTGTGCACATCAAATCAGACCCAAGTGAGAAAATCTCGCCTAAGCCTGAGCTTACATCAAGGGTGTACCGATTCCCCTGTGTAAACGGTACAAGGAGATCATCCATGTCATAAGCTAATCCCTTCCTCTCGCTCTCATCACACCTTGGATAGGTGTATAGATAGGACTTTTGTATTTGTCCAGTCTTGGGTGAGGTAGAGGTAGAAACCAGTCTTTTTCCAAGGATGTCACGAACAGCAAAGTACTTACCCGTAGACTTAAATTCGTTAGTGATAAGATAACAGTTAGGAATAATTCTATATGCGTCTAACAATCTCGAAGCTTTATCGAGACCGACACAATAGTTATCCAGATTGTACCTCTTCATTACTCTTTTAAGGATCGGATACGCCATTAGTTTTCGATAACTAACACTGTGATAACAGTGGAAGAAATTGAGTAACCTGATGACATCGAGTACATTGAGTTCGCTCTGTTGGAAATAGAATCCTCGTACAAACGCGCCTTGACGAAAATCTGCGCCACACGACTCCCTAAATCCCTCACCACGACAATATGATTTCTCGTCGTTGAGAGTGAGACCGAAATAACTGAGCCATCGCTTAATACTAGCGAGCTCATATCTGGTCAGGCGTCCAATGGTTAAGATTAAGTCATCACCGAAGCTCGTTGGATCCTGGCAACCAAAGTAGACACGGCCCCTATATTCACGGATGAATCGTAGGAAGCCTAGCCTCTTTTGAATTGCAGTACCAATCGCCATAAATATTAGCGACTCGAGCTCAAAGGTGAAGCAGTTACCCATGGCACTAAATTTCTCATAAGATTGTTTATCTCTGAGATCATAGTGACCCTCTGAGTCTTCTACTACATAGTAGCGCGCGCGACATTGACACATCAAATCATAAAGATGACGTACTTTGTCGCTTGATTTCGTATTATTGAAAAGGAGTTGAACCAGACCAAATGAAATAGAATCACTAGCCTGGCTGAAGTCTAACGTACTATAACGACCAGTAACTGATCCTAAATACGCAAACTCTCTATGCCTCATGGCGAGATTTTTAAGATCCACGCCATATCGCTGCAGACATGTTCGGATATAATCACCGATCACATGCTGAGAAGCGACTCCAATAACACTTCCGATACCTATCGTTCGGAACTTTTCATTATTCTTTGGAACACACGATATAATGTCGCATTGCTCCAATTCCCCGTCACACCTTTCAGATATGTATTCTGATAAGGCGTTATCGAAGAATGCAGATGGTTGAAAAGTCCTATTCGGTACGATCCATTTAGACGCATTGGTGAACTTACCTGTAGAGTCGGCATGAGCCAACTTCCATAGGCGCTCCTTAGTTTTAAAGGAAGCTCTAGATCCATCTTTGCGATCATAAGTGAATACTTGTGCCGAACCTGGTCCGAAGTAAATCTTACTGCTTTTCCTCCACGGAAGAGAGATCACGCGATTAATTATACGTGACGCTTCCTTCATGATGTACTTAACATTGGGGTCTACTTTGATCGAATCAAGGTTGATAGGAGACGAAGTATCTCGACCACTAAGTGGTTCGAGGCCGAGCCAGAAGTTATTAGCTTCTGCACACCGCTGCTCTGCTTTTGAGAAATCAGAAATTGTTCTCTCATACGCATCAGCATTAATGTTTGACGGCATTTTCTTCGTAACGCAGTTGGGGTTGATACCCACTCTCTTACTCAGCTCTTCAGCTACGCGGACCAACTCTGCAGTTGTGTCTTTGTCAAAAGGAGTAAGGCGTATATCGGTTCTACGACCCTTCTCAGGGTTGTTTGGTGCTTTCCGGGCACCACCCGTGGTATTCTTCACAGAAGCCATAGGGGGATCCTCCAAAGGAACAAATGTTGAACTCGAAATCAGTTAGTATGGATTATTACCATTATCAAACTGATCAGCGATAATTGCATCTGCCATTAAACTCTTCAGATAATTTCTGAGGATAGTAATGTCGGCAACTGGCATGTTCTTAGGTACATTTAAGTCGATATTGACATAACCATTATGATATGTCTTCTGATTGTTTAGATCAGTTACGACGTAAGGTACATTAAGAACGTAGCGCACCTTGCGGTACGCACCAGAGGTCCACTTACCAGTGGCAACAATTCTCGAGTCAAGTTCAGCACTTGCGCCCTTAAAGGCCCAAACGGTAGTAGCCCCATCCTTATTTTGAGGGACAAAGGTTACATCGTTAGTACCATCGTTCAAAACGATATTTGATATAGCAGCCATAAGGCTTCTCCTTAACGGAACGTGCATATGCACACAAAACAGATCTCTTGCAATCGAGACCCAACCACAGCAGTTTGAGGTACTGCATATACCTAGTGGGTTCTCACCACCATCCCCGACCTGAAAACCGCTGCCTACAAAGGCTAAAAGCGGATACCGCCCTCTTGCATGACAAACCTAATTTAGATTTGTTAAGCATTTCGGAAAGCGACATGGTATACTCCAGTTTAGCATTTGGACTCCTAGCCATCGTATACAGATCATAATCATAGATCTGCTCGATGCGGAAACTACTATAATTGTAGTCCGTGCGTCCGTGTACAGATACAGTCCAATCGGATGTATCGCACCCATCGCATTGTGTAGTTGTCAAATAACCGAACTGTTTCAACCAATCGCCCACTGGAATAAACCAGTCGACGGCAAAGCTCCAAGGAGTTGCATCCCAGGCGACTTCAAACAGGTTAAACCGATACAGTGCTTGCGTAATATCTTCTTTCGATAGATACCGAATACACTGATATCGCTCTACGTTTGAGCCAGCGGCATACGTCACATGCTCATCTCCATCCTCTTGCACATACTCTTTACGAGAACGTGCCATTAGACGCAGACAAGACGGTACACCATTAACCTGAACAGATCGTCCAGGTATCTGACTGTTAGCGTAGGTAGTATAAGCTTCTTGAACAGCCATCTTCGTAGGCATCACTCCAAACTGGAATTCCAGCCAAGAGTTACATGCATTCTTCGAAATTGACTTGTTCCCAAAGAAAGCTCGGTAGGCGCGTCCCCACTGCATTTTACGCAGAAAGGGTGCAGCTTTCGACATGCGTTTGAACCAGTCAACAGCCATTTTATTGGCGTCGATAAGGTCCTTAGCAGTCATTGCTACATTGAGCGTTTGTCCATAAAGGGCACGCTGTGCGTCTTCCAGAGATCCTTCTCTGATCAACTTGCTAGGATAGGAATAGGCTCGCTGGGCCCCTACAGAAATTTCTGTTAGGGTCAGTTTACCATCTCTCATCTCATAAGCACGTCCTGTTGTGCCATAAGCAGCAGTTTCATACTCTGCTGAATACGGGGAGCAAGGTCGCAAATCTTTATTATTTGTGCCTTGCGTTTGAATGACTCTTGTAATATCGTCATCCATATCCGTACGTATCCACCGGCCCTCTGAATCGAGAGTCTCGCGATACGCTGGTACATAGAGGACAGTATGCTGATCAGCCATTGGAAGCTACCTCGGGTAGGTTACTCGTCAGTAAACAATGAATAAGAACTAGTAAAACACGTCTGCTAAACTAGTCATCACAGTTATTAGGTGGGCCCTCGAGCTCGGGCAATAGACTCGATATTATACTAAGCCACCCAATAATCTGTCACGAAGGGACCGACTTCGTACCAAGTAAGTACTTATACGATCTTTATGTTGAGACCTTTGTGGTTCTTTATAGTCGGACTATTTATCCGACCGGCAGCAACTTTCGTTGCCCTGGGAACGATTTGTTCCCCCCTTGAAGGACTGTGGCTCTTTCACCACTCTCCCATAGCACTCTTCAGTGCCTTAGGGCCCCCTTGTG